GGTTCTCTGACATCGAAAAACACTCTGAAAAAATATGGATCAGCACCATATTCAAACCATTCTTCAACTTTGACATTCTCATAGTTGAAAGCCTGTAATGCTTTTTTTAGAGCGCCTATCGTTCCTTTTTTTCTATGAACCTCAACGCTTGCTTTAATCACATTACGGCGGACTTGTTCTGACCAGCTATCACTCCAATCATCGACTGACAACGCCCAAGCAAGCCAAGGTAAAATATGAGCTGGTGCTAAATCAGGATTTACTACATAGCGATTTAGCGTTGGCAGATCAAAAGAATCGCCAAACACAATTTCTAAATCTCTCAGCAATTGGCTCGCATTTGGTGGCAATAAAGATTGATTAATTTCGTCACTCATCAACTACGATTGAGATTGTTTTGCTGTTACAATAGGCTGCTTGTTCATCAGTTGTCACAACATCTTCTGTTGGGCTGATCAGTTGAACTTTTTTTACACCATCAACATGAAGTGCGTCATAAATTCCTGACACCGCAACCAATTTTTCAATTGCGTGTCTTTCATCTAAAAATTTATCCAAAGCAGCTCGCGCTTCGGTTTCAACGACTGCGGAAGATGGTCCGGAATAAACAGTAATTACTGCTTCGACTGAGTAGTTAACAATCTCAGCGCTTTGAACCGAAACCTGATCAGTGAGCGGTCTGACATCTTCTTCGCTTAATTTTTCTAAAACGGCATCAATCAATTCCTCTGATGCAGTTCCATTTCCAGTTTTGGAAAGAATCGTTACCAGAACTTCACCAGGATTCGGGCTTTTAACCGAAACCGATTTTATATCACTTGATGCAGAAAGTGCGTGGAATGTGTAAGCACCAACTGAACCTGCATTTGTGAACGCTTCTGGTGCAAGCTGAACTCTTTGTCTTAATTGATCATCAGTTTCGCCGATCAATTTTTGCACACCAAGAGAAGCGGCTAAATTTTCTAAGTCGCTTCCAGTTGCGTAAGCGAGCATTGTGGCTTTTGCAGCTTCGTTAATTCTGTTACGAAGAAGCAATTCACGATAAGCACAAACCTCCAGCAAGATCATTGCCGGATCGCTTTCAAGCAATGTGCTATAGGTCGGATTTTTTTCCAAAAAATCGCTTAAAATATCATGAAAAATTTCTTCATAACTTAAGCTCTCAATTACCTTTGGCGCTGGTAATTTTGATAAATCTATTGCGGTAAAATTGCCCATTTAGCTGCTTGTGATCGAGATATTTTCTAAAACTATTTTTTGTCCGTCTTTTACAAAAGTTCCTTCAAGATCGATGATAATTTTCCCTTTATCGATGCTTTGCAGAGTTACTTGCTCAACTTCAAAGCGTGGCTCCCAAGTTGAAATTGCTTCAACAATGTCTGAATAAATTTCTGCAATCAGTTCGCCGTTGATTGGCTGATCAATTCTTTCAAAAAGTCGTGAACCATAATCTCGGCGCATTACTCTTGAGCCAAGTGGTGTGCTTAAGATATTTGCAATCGACTGCTTGATGTGAGCAATTTCTGAAATTTTTTTGCCGGTATTTACATTCATGTTGCTTTCACTTTGCTTGATCCACCAATGATTGGCCACTCGCCAGCAGAAGAACCTGAATCAATTTTTACTTTGTCACCAACTCGCGCCACGGCATTTCCGCCGCTGCCACCAAGATCAACATTTCCTTTGAGAGTGATATTTGCGGCTTCAATTTCTGCATTTCCTGCCACTTTGATGTTGGCACTTCCTTTGATATCGAGAGTCAAATTTCCACCAGCGCGATCAAAAGAAATTTTTGAACCATCGGCAAAAGTTATGCTTTGAATATTGCCGGAATTTTCAGGAGCTGATCCGCGATAGAGTGATGGAAAAATTATCCCCTGATTTAACTCTCCACAAGGAGATAAAATCATTACTTGCTCATCAATCTCAGGAGGATTCCAATCTTTATTTGCGCCACTATTTGAAGTAACCCAAGGCAACCAATCGGTTTCTAAATCACCAATTTTTACTCGTGCTTTTGCTGTTTGATAATTGATGGCAAATATCTGACCAAGGCGAATGATGTTGGCGAGTCTTCTTGCAAGATCGTTTAAATTAAATCCGTCTTTTTCATCGAAGTTCATTGATCATTTTTCTTGGATTTTTTGTTTCCTTTGTCGCTGTTTTTCTCTTCAGAATTTTCTTCAGTTTTTTCTGCGACAACTTCACTTTTTTTGCGGTGAATTTTTAAAGCTTTGCCGTTGGTTAAAAGACTGATTGCTGTCTTCTCATCAGGTTCGACAATCTGTCCTTTTTTGTAGTCTTTATAGTCGCTGATTATTTGAATTTTTATTGTATTACTCATGGGAAATTTGCCTCTATTTCAGTTGGTATCGTTCCTGAATTATCAGGTTGTTGATTGCTTGTGTAATAAGTGATTGAGTAAGTTAATCGTGCCGCGCCATAAATTTTACTGCCGTCAATCGACACATCCATTTCTGTTGATTTCAGTTTCAAAACATCTGCTTTTCGCGTTGACATTTCAAAGCCATCCAAAGCGTCTTCAATCTGCTTTGAAATTTTATCGAGCGAATCATCAACTTGTTCATTGCCTAACACCACAGCTTCAATCGCCACTTCAAGCTCACGCTTGCTTGCGCCATAGCCGTCAGTTGCAAACCTTTCTTCGATGATGTTTTCGTTTCTGGCGTAAATAAGAATCGCTGGCAGAAACTGATCAAATAAAGGTTTTGCTCTACTGCCGTAAATTCTGTCTAAAGCATCGGTTAGAAAATCATCGCCGATTTTGGTTTTTAACTTATCGACCAAAGCCTGTCTAATCGCTGCTCTCGGATGACTCATGAAGAACTAATTTTTTACTGCCTGGTATGTGTTGTTGAATGTCGATGATTTGGTATCTGGTGTTTTCAACTTCGACAAAATCACCTTGATTTGCTTTTGAATAATTTTCGGGCATCGCAACATCGCGGACGAATAAAACGATTTCATTTGAACTGATTTCCACTTCAGCAGAATCAGTTTTTACGCTTTTGTAATCTTTGTGAAAATCACCTTTGATTACGAAAGAATCAAAATCGCTATTCGCCGGAATGTAAGTGACAACTTGTCCAAAAATTTCAACGCATGGCTTATTGATGAAGTTGTCGAAATCTAACATAAATCTTCTTTAAGAAGCGTTATCCGAGCCATTCGCGCCATTGTCAGATTGTTTCTTCTCTGAGCTTTCTTCATCTTCGTTGACGTTATCATCACTTTCATTTTTCTTGATAAGTTCCGCCAATATTTTTTCAGCTTCATCTTTTTTAATTGGTTTGGGAGTTAATAAATTTTTCTCCGCATCAAACACATTGTATTTACCAAAACTAATATGCTGGATGCAGGGATATTCTGTCGGCAATTCTGGTTTGTTGCCGTCAGGTTTTTTGTCAGAAATTTCTTTGAGATTTTCCAAAAGAGATTTTGTCAAAGACTCAGGCGAGATGGAAATTTTCTCGCCTTGTTTGAATTGCACTGGTTCAACAACTTCAAAAATGTCTTTGGTTTTCTTTTTCAAAGAAGTGGTGCGGCTTTCGGCTTGGCTTTCTGAAAGTTTTAATTCAGTGCCAAGACCAAAAGTTATTTGCTTTCCGGTTACTTCATAAGTTTGCATGATTCACCTCCAATTAAGATTTGATCAATTTAACTTGGCATGCGTGCTGCCAATATCCGTAACCAACATTTCGCCACGTATCGACGCCGTATTGGTGCTTGTCGTGAGTGAATTCCAACTCTGAGCCTTCGGCGATTGCTTTGACTTTCACGCCTTCTTCTTCCTGACGGATGAAAGGTTTAATCGCGCTGTCAGTTCTGAAAATTGCAAACTTGTCAGTCCAAGGCAGGCGTGGGTTTTGCGCCACAGTGATATTAAGATCGTTCATGACCTTAATTGAGTTTGTGCTTCCGCCAACAGTTAGAGGAACGGCTACCGCAGCTTGTGCGATATACCACATTGAGGTTGGAACAACGATCAAAAAGTTAGTGGCATTTTCGTTCATCGGTTCAGCTTGATCGTCTTTAAATGACAAAATTTGCTGGATACCTTTTAACACAGCTAAACGAAAAGCAGCTTCACTTGGAGCGGTCACAGCACCAACTTTTCCACCATCAATCTGATCAACTAAACCAGTTAAATCGACTTGGATTTTGTTGCTTTGAGTTCCGCTTTTTCCCTCTAAATGATCGGTATCAAAGAAATACTGACCATCATAACAAACTGTGCTTTCAGCATTGTTGATGAGCTTAGAAAGAATCTGCGCCCAATGTGCATTTGTTCTGTCGGCAAATTCATTAATTCTGACTTTGATTTGACCGGTTTTATCACGGCGCAAATCTTTCACATTAATTTCTAAAGTGCCTTCAAAGTGCTTGTTTTCGATAGTCAGACCATTGGTTAAGAAACCTTTAGCTTGTCTGCCGCCAACCCATTCACGCATCACTGGTGACTGTCCTAGCCATTTGTAAGTTTCACTTTCCTGATCAGAGGTGAAGTAATTTGAAATCGCCTCAATCCAGTCCATACCGGATTTTTGGCTCAATCGCTTGTAGTAAAGGCCAATAATAGCCCTTGATGATAATTCGTTAAGAGGCATAAAAATTTTGATTTTAAGTTGTTAAAGTTACCTAAGCGGCTACAGGAGGAAGTGCGGCGACATCGAATTCAACCAGAGCTACGCCGCTTGAATCGATGCGTGAAATTTGACCGATATAAACTGCGTTCGTGTCGGATAGTGTGAATGTGTTGTCATCAGTTGCATAAACTGATTTGCCGATATCGCCAAGTGCGACTCCGGAAATATCTAACAATATTGCGCCACGCTTACGCACACGCACAGTTTTGAGACCATCTCCGCCACCTGAATTGTCGATGTGCTCATCGGCAAAACCGAGGAACTTATCACCATTCGCAATTGATCTGGCATAGCCGGAAGAGTGTCCGCCAACGGCAGCGCCTTGATAAATGATTGATGAACCTTTAACCGGAACTTGGTTAATATCACCTAGCTCGTAGATACGATTTGAGTCTGTTGCTAATGCTGTCATGTTTTACCTCTTAGAATTTTGTGTTGATAAAATTTTTACCTGATTTGCCTCGCTGGCTTTTTTGAAAGCGAGATAAGCGTCGTAATCATCTGCAAACTCGGCTCTGAGTTTCGCATCACTTTGCCACTGCGCTTTTGCTCGATCTTCAAGAGGTGCGTCCTTATCAATTTTTGTTTTTTCCGGCGATGCGCTTTCAAAATTCGGAGCAACTTTTGGCATTTCTTTTTCTGCTGCCGCCGCTTGTTCAACAAATCTTGTGCCGCGTTGTTTTTCTCGTGCGACAATTTGCAAAGCGAGTTTGTCTGCCGTCATTTCGGCATCCTGTTTTGCTTTTGCGACCAAGTCTTCATGACCAGGAAGAGAGGCTTCTTCGATTGCTAAAATTCTTTTTCGCTCCGATTCAGCGCCTTCAAAAAAACCAGCTTTTTTGCCTTCAGCAAAAGCGATTTCTTTGGTTTCACTTTTGATTTTATCAGAATTTTCTTTCGCCAATTTTTCAGCGATGTCAGGAAATTCTGCCTTGATGAAATCAGCTGTAATTGCTGACCTTTCTATTGTTTCTTTTGACATAAAATTGATTTGTTTGTTCGTTGAAATTTTTTGATTTAACTCGGCTATGACTTCCTCAAAACTTCCAAGAGAGTCAGCCATACCACTTGCAACT